GCAGATCAAACACAGGAGTTAATCTTAAATGGCGCTGATATTGTTAAAGTTGGTATTGGTCCTGGTAGCGTATGCACTACTAGGATACAGACTGGAGTGGGATATCCGCAACTTAGTGCGGTTATCGAATGTGCAGACGCAGCACACGGATTGGGTGGCCATATCATTGCTGATGGTGGTTGTACTTGTCCTGGTGATGTTGCTAAAGCCTTTGCTGCTGGTGCCGACTTTGTAATGCTAGGCGGTATGCTTGCAGGACACGATGAAGGCGGCGGTGAAATAATTACTAAGTACTATCAAAGCAACGAACTAAGACCAGAACGTGATGATGGAATGAATGGAGAAATTCCTGAAAAAAATTGGTTTGAAGAAGTTATTAAAGAAAAGAAATTTGTTCAATTTTATGGTATGAGTAGTAAAGCTGCAAATGATAAACATTTTGGCGGTTTAAAGGAATATCGATCATCTGAAGGAAGAGAAGTTTTAATTCCATATCGTGGATCAGTTAAAAACACCACTCAAGATATATTGGGTGGTATTCGATCTACATGTACATATGTAGGAGCAAGAAAATTAAAACAACTAAGTAAGTGTACTACCTTTGTAAGATGTACAAATCAATTTAATAAAGTGTATGCTTAGTATTTACTTTTCTTTAAATATAGGTTATAATAATGAGTGAGTTTACATCATCATATCAATCTCTTAAAGGCAGTTTACTCAGAACTTTAGTTTATACTATTGGGCATTTTTTTATTGCAATAACCTGTCTTATGCTTATATCAGATGTACCTCTTTGGATAGCAGCTACAGACGCTGTAGTAGAACCTCTTGCAAATGCAGTATGGTTTTATTTTTTAGATAGATTGTGGATAGCAAAGAATGACTGAAATTATTTTATATAACATATTATTCTGGGTACCATATTATTGGATTTGTGCCCTACCTCAACGTATATTTCAAAAACAAATAGATGAGACTATAAATGACTAATTCTTTAATATTTGACTTTGAAACATTATCTACAGATAGATATAATGGTGTAGTTGTTTCTTTAGCAATTCTTAAATTTTCAGAAGATAATTTTACAATTAATACTGGTTATACTTTTTCTGAATTAGTTAATTCTGCAAAACTTTTAAAGTTTGATGTTCAAGACCAAGTTAAAAACTATAATAGGGTAATAGATAAAAAAACTTTGGAATGGTGGAATGAACAAGGAACTGAAGCAAAGAAACAGATAATTCCATCAGACAGAGATAAATCAATTAATGAACTTTATGACTTTTTTATATCAGTATCCGACAATAATACTGATAAAGTATATACAAGAGGTAATAATTTTGATCCTATTATATTTGAAAATATTATGGACCAATTACATAAACCACAACCATATAGATTTTGGCAATTAAGAGATACCAGATCAATTATAGAAGGTCTATCTTGGGGCAGCGGATTAAGAAATAATTTTATACCTGAGGGATGTGAAGATTTTATTCATCATAATCCTATTCATGATATTGCTATAGATGTTATGAGAATACAAGCTTTAGTGAGGGCTATTTCGTGAATCACTTTGATTATTTAAATAGTATTAATTATTCTAAAGAAAATATAATGAAAGATAATTTGGATGAAAAAGCATATAATTCATTCATGGTTAATCGTGGATTATCTTATTTTAATGATACTGTTATATATGCCAATGAAATGAATATGAATGCTCATATAGATTCAAAAATGCAATATGACTTCCTTAGAACTCTCATTAGAAAACGTAAAAGATTTTCTAAATGGACCAAAGAGGATAAAAACTTAGATGTTGACTTAATAAAAGAATATTACGGATATTCTAAAGAAAAAGCATATCAAGTGCTTCCTTTACTTACAAAAGAACAAATGGATTATATTAGTAAGAAGATGAGTAAAGGTGGCAAAAAACCGTAAATATAAGTTATTATAAATAGAAATATCATGATATAACTATAATAATAATTTACGTGAGTTGAAGATATGAATGAAGTCAATAATGAATTAGTGAAATGGACTCCAGAAACTATGCTGGAAGTTTCTCTAAATGAACCTGATGATTTTTTAAAGGTCAGAGAAACACTCACCCGTATAGGGGTTGCATCTCGAAAAGAAAAAAAACTATTTCAGTCTTGTCATATATTACATAAACAAGGCAGATACTTTATAGTTCATTTTAAAGAACTATTTTTATTAGATGGTAAAAAATCTAATTTAGAAGAAGGCGATATTGCTAGAAGAAATACGATCGCTACTCTTATGTCAGACTGGGGCTTAGTAACAATTCAAGAAGAAAGTAAAGCGCAGCCTTTATCCCCATTAAGACAAATTAAAATTATCCCATTTAAAGATAAACAAGAATGGGAGCTATGTCCAAAATATAATATTGGAAGAAAATAGAATATCAGCTATTCATTAAAGTAATAGCTTATTTTTATAAATAATAGTGGATGCCAGAAATGGGTCCACTATTAATTCTTGCTTGACAAAAAGGAGAAAACAATGACAGGCATACAAACACTTTTTCCACGTTCATCTTTTGTTGGTTTTGATCATCTATTTAATGAGTTAGAATACACAGCTAAACATTCAAAAGATCATTATCCCCCACATAATATTATTAAAACAGATGAAAACGATTATTTAATCGAGCTTGCTGTTGCAGGGTTTTCCAAAGATGAACTAACAGTTGAAGTTAAAGATAGAACTTTAACAGTAACAGGAGAACACGAATCAAGAGGTCGTGAGTTTATACATCGTGGTATTAGCACGAAAAAGTTTAAGCGCACGTTCCGGCTGTCAGAGCACGTACACGTACACGGAGCAGATATTCAGGACGGTATTCTTGCAATAGAATTGAAGTACGTCGTTCCTGAAGAAATGCGTCCTCGTAAAATTACAATTGGAAAATTTAACGAGGTCGAACATGACACAAGCAGTACTGGTAGCGCACAGCTACTTAACGAAAACAGCTGAACTGTTAATTGAGTTCTTTAAATCATTAAAACAAGCACGTAAACTAAACAAACTACAGCGCCAAACATACAACGAATTGATGGCTTTGTCTGATAAGGATTTAAACGATATCGGAATCCATAGAGGTGATATTAGATATATCGCTTATCAGAATCAAAACCTGAAAGGGTGGGTATAATGGTGGCACAAGTAACCCACATTTGGTGGTCACTTAGACAAGAACTGGTTTCAATGCTTTCTTCAGCGTGGAAATCATTTAACCACTTTGCATTAGTAGTTGGTCACTCACGTGCCGCAACACATTTGGCTAGAATGGGATACCATGAACAAGCCAAGAATGTTATGATGGAATTAAAGAAGCTGCAAAATAATCGCTAATGTATTATAAATAAAACTTTATAATCAGAAGGCTTTAGTTAGCTCAGGGGGCGGGAAACCGCCCCTCAGATCACACACAATCACAAGGAAAATAAAAATGACAAATAAAAACCCATTTGAAATCAGAGCAGATATGCTCAAACTTGCAAAAGACTATATGGATCAACAGTATCATATGAATGTAGACTTTTGGAGACAACAGTTTGATACAAACAAAGCAACAGCTGAAGAATTTCAAAAAGCAATCCAAGAATATTATACAATGGATGATCTAATGGATAAAGCAAAAGAAATGTATTCTTTTGTTTCAAAGAAAGATTAATATGAAAGGCTGGCTTAACTGGTGGCTATATTTAAGGAAAATGGGCTATCCTTTTTTCTACAGTATAGAATGGGCTTATTATAATAATAAGTACTGGCATCCAGAAGGTATTTGGCCATATGATATGAAAAAAAGACGTTTACAATCTTTCTAATTTATGATATAATAATTCCAAACTGGAGGTTATTATTTTGAATTCATTCTACACTTCAGTGAACCGTTATGGCAATTCCATTCTTTATCGTGGATATTCACCTAACGGTTCACCTATTAATCAACGCTATAAATTTAAACCAAAATTTTGGTTACCATCTAAAAATCCAACAGAGATAAAATCCTTTGATGGTACGAATATTGCACCAGTCGAATTTGAAAAAATGAGCGATGCTAAAGAATTTCTTGAGCAATATTCGGAAATGGAAGGTGCAAAAATATATGGCACCCGTAATTATATTCATCAGTTTATTACAGAAAAATTTCCTGATGATATTAAATTTAATCCAAAAAATACAAATGTAGTTAATTTTGATATAGAAGTTGCTTCTGATGATGGTTTCCCTACACCAGAAGCTGCAGCTTATCCTATTATATCAATTGCGCTTAAATCTAGTAAATCTTCCATATATCAAGTATGGGGTTTAGATAATTATGATCCGTCTAAAACTGAAATTAATTTAGATGGTGGACAAATCCAATATCATCAATTTAATTCAGAAGAAGCCATGATGGTTTCGTTTCTAACATACTGGACTAAAAATTATCCAGATATTATAACTGGCTGGAATACCAGATTTTTTGACATACCGTATCTCGTTAATCGGATCAAGATTATTGGAACACAGGAAGCTGCTAATAAATTATCACCGTGGAAACTTGTTAATGAAAGAAATACCACAATCATGGGTCGACCACAGGTTAACCATGAAATTGTTGGTATTCAACAAGCCGACTATCTTGAATTATTTAAAAAGTTTGGATACTCATATGGTACTCAAGAATCGTATAGATTAGATCATGTTGCAAATACGGTACTTGGAGAAAAGAAATTATCTTATGAAGAACATGGTAATCTTTATACTTTATATAAACAAGATCATCAAAAATTTATTGACTATAATATTAGAGATGTACAACTAATTGATAAAATGGATGCCAAAATGGGTCTTATTAATCTGGCTATGACTATGGCATATAGGGCTGGAACTAATTTATCTGATACTTTTGGCACGACTTCAATTTGGGAATCTATCCTTTATCGCAGATTACTTTCTAAAAATATTGTTTCTCCTATTGAACAAATAAAAAGAGTTGCTTATGAAAATAATTCTAATCCCAATGTTATTGAAGGTGGTTATGTAAAAGATCCTCAAGTAGGAGCACACGATTGGGTAGTATCTTTTGATTTAAATTCTCTGTATCCAAATATTATTGTTCAATCTAACATATCACCGGAAACTATTATTCGCAATAAAACTTGGAGATTTTTCCCTCAAGGTGTTGATCATTATCTAAACGGAGAAGATAAAATTGATGAAGAATTTTCTGTTTGTGCTAGTGGTGTTCCTTTTTCAAGAGAAAAACAGGGTATTATTCCAGAACTTATTGTGGATTATTATTCAGAAAGAACACAAATAAAGAAGAAAATGTTAGATGCAAAATCTCAGTATGAAAAAACAAAATCTTCATATCTCGAGTCTGAGATTAATCAGCTAGAAAATAATCAGATGGCAATTAAAATTTTGCTTAATTCTCTTTATGGTGCTCTTGCTAATAAACACTTTAAATATTTTGATAATGCTCTTGCTGAAAGCGTAACTTTAACTGGTCAGCTTTCGATCAAGTGGGCGGAAAGAGCAATAAATGAAGAAATGAATAAAATCTTAAAAACAGAAAATACCGATTATGTTATAGCAATTGATACTGATTCTGTTTATATTAATTTTGGTCCTCTTATTGAAAAATTAAATCCTAAAGATCCCGTAAAAGCCATTGATAAATTATGTAAAGACCACTTTGAAAAAATTATTGCTATGGCATATGATAAACTATTTTACAGACTTAATGGTTATACTCCAAGAATGGAAATGGGTAGAGAAGTTATTGCAGATCGTGGAATATGGACTGCTAAAAAACGCTATATACTTAACGTACATAATAACGAAGGAGTACAATACGCAGAACCTAAACTAAAAATGATGGGTATAGAAGCAATTAAATCTTCAACACCTCAAGTTGTAAGAGATAAATTCAGAGAAATATTTAAGATTATTATTAGTAGCACAGAAACGGAAACACGTAATTATATTAATAATTTTAAATCTGAATTTAAATCTTTACCTCCAGAAGCGGTCGCTTTTCCTAGAGGTGTTTCAGATATTAATAAATTTTCACATAATAAAAATATTTATTGTAATTCTGCCCATTCTAAAAAATGGACAGAAGGTTCTAAACAAATAGATGTAAAAACAACACCTATTCATGTTCGTGGTGCTCTTTTATATAACTATCATGTAAAAGATAAAGCTTTAGATAAAAAGTATATTATGATACAAAACGGAGAAAAAATTAAATTTACTTATATGAAACTTCCTAATCCTATTCGTGAAAATGTTATTTCTTTTCCAGATTATTTACCTGAAGAATTAAATTTACATAAATATGTGGACTATGATATGCAATTTGAAAAAACATTTATCGAACCTCTTAACCCTATACTTGAAGCTGTAGGGTGGTCGGTAAAAGATGTTCAAACTTTGGAGGACTTTTTTGGATGATTAATTATGTTTTTGATGTGGATGGAACTCTTACACCCAGTAGAATGAAAATGGATAAAGAGTTTCAAAAATTCTTTTTAGAATTTATAGAAAAAAACAACGTCTATCTTGTTACGGGTTCAGATTATATAAAAACGGTCGAACAGGTTGGTAAAGAGATATGTGAAAAAGTTATTAAATGCTATAACTGTTGCGGCAATAGTATTTGGCAGAATGGAGAAGAAATTTATAAGTCTGATTGGAAACTTTCAGAAGAAATTGTGGATTGGCTAAAAAAAGAATTAAAGAATAGTAAATTTAGTATAAGGACTGGAAATCATATAGAACAGAGACCAGGCTTGGTAAATTTTAGTATTCTTGGTAGAAATGCTTCTTTTGAAGAAAGATTCATATATACACAATGGGACGATCAAATAGATGAAAGAATAACAATTGCCAAAAAATTCAATCAGAGGTTTTCCTACTATAAAGCACAAGTTGCAGGAGAAACCGGAATTGATATTACTCAAATAGGAAATGATAAAAGTCAAGTTGCAAATCATATAGATGGTCCTATTGTATTTTTTGGTGATAAAATGAAAGCCGGTGGCAATGATTATCCTTTAGCATTAGAAGTTAAAATGAGACCAGACTCTTGGAATCATGAAGTAAAAGACTGGAAAGAAACATATAAAATATTAACTAATTTATCATATAAAGGTTTACAAAAAGTCGAATATAATGTATAATACTATTAATATTATGAAAGATAAAAACAATGAGTAAAGCAGGAAAAGTGTGGGGTGTAACAGAACTTATTGAAGCGAATGGTTCTTTAGAGTTTCATCGTATTCAAATGAATAAAGGAGGTGTTTGTTCTAAACATCTTCATGAGTTTAAATGGAATGGGTTCTATGTCGAAAAAGGTGTAATGTTGGTTCGTGTCTGGCAGAAGGATTATGATCTTGTGGACGAAACTATTTTATATGAAGGAGATTATACAAAAGTCAAACCAGGTCTTTATCATCAGTTTGAATGCCTAGAGTCCGGTGTTGCTTACGAACTCTATTGGGCTGAGTTTAATCATAACGATATTGTAAGAGAAACTGTAGGGTATAATGAAAAAAATAAAAAGTAATAGTTGGACTTTAGAAGTACAAGAAAATGGAAAAACTAAGGAACTATTTATTGAATTTCCTCCTGAAGCTCTTAGTCAAGTAGGCTGGGATGAAGGAGATACTTTACTTTGGGAAGAATTAACTGATGGTGTTTGGAGTATAACAAAGAAAGATGACTAAAATGAAAATCGGTTTAACGGCTAGTACATTTGATTTACTACACGCTGGTCATATAATGATGTTAAGAGAAGCCAAATCAAAATGTGACTGGCTTATAGCAGCACTACAAGTAGATCCTTCATTAGATAGAAAAGAAAAAAATTCTCCCATACAAACTATAGTTGAAAGACAAGCTCAACTTGAAGCAGTAAAGTATGTAGATGAAGTCATTATTTATTGTACTGAAAATGATCTTTTAGATATTATTAATATGTACCCAATTGATATAAGAATACTTGGTGAAGAATATAGACAAAAAGATTTTACAGGTAAGGACGAATGCCGTAATCGTGGAATTGAACTATACTTTAATAAAAGAGATCATAGATTTAGCTCAAGCGGATTAAGATCAAGAGTTTGCGAAAATCATAAATAATACTTTACATATCAGTAAAAATAGGATATAATATAAAAATGAACTATGTAGAAAAAATTATTCAGTGGCATCATGATAGAAATCTTATTGAAGGTTCTACAGATAAAGACCAATATATGAAACTTATTCAAGAAATGGGTGAGCTATCGGACAGTATCTGTAAAAATAAAGACATTAGAGACGATTGTGGTGATATTATGGTTGTTCTAATTAATATTATGGAAAGAAACAATATAAGTTTTGAAGAATGTCTTGAAGTAGCCTATAATGATATTAAAGACCGTAAAGGTAGAATGGTGGATGGTGTGTTTATAAAGGAAGGTGATAATTAATGCAACCAAAATACCCAATCTATATAATTTCTAAGGGTAGAGCGGACTCACGTCTTACTTCAAAAACTCTTGAAGAAATGAGAGTACCATACAGAATTGTTATTGAAGATAGTGAATATGATGATTATGCTAAAGGTATATCACCCGAAAAAATTATAACTCTGCCTACAGATTTTAGAGAAAATCCAAAGTATGCAATTCCAGATAACAAAGGCAGAATTGGCGGTTCTATTCCTGCACGTAACTTTGTTTGGGAACATTCTATTAATGAAGGTCATAAGCGGCATTGGATTATGGATGATAATATTAAACATTTCTATAGATTACATAAGAATAGAAAAACTAAAGTAACCTCTGGAACTATTATTAGATTATGTGAAGATTTTACCGACCGATATACTAATGTAAAAATGTCTGGTATGAATTATCAATATTTTGCTCCAGCTTCTCAGAAAAAAAAGCCATATACACTTAATACCAGAATTTATTCTTGTATTCTATTATCTAACGATTTGAAACATCGCTGGCGTGGTAAATACAATGAAGATACGGTTCTAAGTCTTGATATTCTAAAAGATGATTGGTGTACAATTTTATTTAATGCATTCTTATGTGGTAAAATTACAACTCTTGTTATGGGCGGTGGTAATACTGATAATGTGTATGTTGACGGAGACAATCGTTTACAGTTTGCACAAGCACTTGTAGAACAACATCCAGATCTGGTTAAAGTTGTACATAGATATAATAGATGGCATCACCATGTAGATTATAGTCCGTTTAAAAAGAATAAGCTTATCTATCGTGATGACTATGTTATTAAAGGTGGTGTAAACGAACACGGTATGAAATTACATAAATTAACTATGGAACAATATAAAAAAGCAACTACAGAATTTGGAAACGCGGAGAACCCCTACTATGAGCAAACCTAAAGGAGCTAACCTATTTGTATTAGACGGACAAGAAGATGATCTCGATCCTATGGGTTGGGATGATATGCCAGAATTTGAACAAGAGAATAGAGAGGATTATGCTGCTCTTGTTATTAGATTTAGGACAGAGGAAGATTTAAAAGAATTTGCACAAAAGATTGGACAACCTAATCTTACTAAAAAATCACGTGGGACATTTTATCCTGCGGTAGAATTTAATGAGGCAAATCTTTTGCGTTGGATGGATGAAGAACAAATACCGAGCTGATTATGCAAGTTTCTGCAACATTCTTTAAATCTATTTATGATAATAAGACTCATAAGAATATGAGTTTTTCTGATTTTTCACAGTTTGAAAAATTTTTATATAAGTTGTCAGAAAGAAAGTTAAAGGATAAAAAAGATGCTCAACTTATATCTCCAGCTTCATATATTGAAGATACAACCAGAGCAAATAAAAATGTGATAGACTGGGCTGGCTGGGCAGCTATGGATGTAGATGATCACGAGTTTAAAGGGGATTTAAAAAATGAGCTTATTCGTATATATGGTAAGTACTATTTCGTTTGCTATAGTACTGCTAGCAGTCGAGAAAGTTTACCAAAGTTTCGTCTGGTCTTCCCACTTACAAAAAGAGTTAGATCAGATAATATCAGACATTTTTGGTACGCACTCAACACACAACTTAAGGCTATCGGCGATGCGCAAACTAAAGATTTATCACGAATGTATTATATCCCTGGTTCGTACTCTGGCGCTTTCAACTTTATTTTTACTAACACTGGTGGTTCTTATATAGATCCAGAAGAACTGATGAGTGCTCATCCTTATCAGGAAAAGAAAACTGGAACATTCTTAGATAGATTACCAACAGAAATGCAAAAATCCATTATAGAATATCGTAAGAATAAAATGGAAAATAATAATGTCAATTGGACTAATTATGAAGATTGCCCATTTGTAAATAAGAATCTTATCAGAGATTTTAAAAATATAGCATATGTAGATAATACCGGAAGATATGCTATGGTTTATAAAATAATGGTTTCTATAGCAAGTAATGCAATTAAGAAACAATATCCTATAAATACGTTTGAAATTGTAGAACTAATTAAACAACTTGATGCAGATACAGCAAAGAGATATGAAAATAGACCTCTTAATATAGAAGCTGATCGTGCTATAGAATATGCGTATAGAAATATTTAAAAAAAATGTATTTTAGGGGTTTACAAGTGATGATTTTTAGTATATGTTGTAAGAGTAAATAGAATCGGAGACTTCTTATGGCTTACTGGACTCACACAAATTCACCAATCGGCATTTTTACTGAAAAAGAGGTTGGCAATTGTTTTGAATACTCTATTAATGATGATCCGATTACTTCATTTAATGAAGATTTTCCTCATAAAATCTGGGTCTGCAATGGATACCGTTACGGAACGGTAAAGAAAACCGTTGTAGTAATCTGTATAGATGAAGACGAATACGGTCTCCCTGTGACACAAACGTGGCACATTAAAAATAATCGTATATATGCAAATTAGGGGTTTACAAACTCCTAAAAATATAGTATGTTGATTATATAAAGAGAATCGGAAAGGAACTAAAATGTCTAACGTTGCTACAAATCTTAAAAAAGTTGGAACTTATCTCGGATATTTTACAATTCAAAAACATACAACAAACGTAAATAATAACAAGCCTTCTCGTACTTATGAAAAGCTTGTATTTACAAAAGCCGATGGTATGGAAACTCGTGACTTTAAAGCCATGGGTGATATTGTATATGGTATGTATGTTAACGGCGATCTTGTTAAGATTGGCAAAGCAGGTTCAACAAACGGTTGGGCTGGACGTATTAGTACCTATGGTGTTGATCCAAAAGGTGAAGCAACTAATCGTAAAATCATTACACATCTAAAAGAAGATTTTACATATGAAACTCGTGTAGAAGTATATGGCATTTCAGTTCCTCGTGTTCACTCAGAATATTTTTGCCCAGTAACACGTGAAACGGTTTCCATTGAACTTCCGCAAAACCATCAGGTAGAAACTCATTTAACTGCTGAAGCAGAAGCCGAGGGTGTTGATCTTATGTTCTGTACGCAAAAAGTTTAATATAATGAAAATATTCATAATTCCATATACATTCTATACTTATTTTTCTTTTAAAGAAAGAGTAAGTGGCGTTGATGAGAGTATGTTGAAACAGATAGAAGTTTTAAGAGAAAGAGGTCATGACGTAAAAGCATATACTATTTTTGGTAATCTACATGAATATTTAAATGATGTTTATTATTATGATGATAAAGTTCCTGAAATAGGAATAAAATCATATTTAAAAAGTACTAAAAATAGAAAAAAAATTGTAACAGATATTATAATTAAAATAAAAAAATTTAAACCTGATATAATTTTATCAAATGCATATTTTCAACGCGGTTTTTATAATGAATTACAAAAAATAAATATACCTATAATTTATATGTGTCACGCTGCACCCGGATTTTTATCAGATCTTATGTCTGCAAATAAATTATCAAGTTTCAGTGAAAGACATTCTATTTGCGCAATGTCGGAATATCATGCAAAAACTATAAAACAATTTTATGGCAGAAAAAGAAAAAACTGGGACTTTGAAGGTAAAATAAGTGCAGACTCAATAGTATTTTCTTCATATAGTAATAAAGAAAATGTATTGGGTTCTGACGGTATTGTTAGACATGTCTCTGCTGCAAATAAAGATAAACAGACTTTTTTGATACATGACTTTTTAAGCAAAACAGATTTTAAAACCGAAGTATATACTACTTTAAATCATATGACTAAAGATAATGAAAAATTAAATTCTTATGTTGAAAAAGCATTTAAAAATTTTAATACTTCAGATAGATTAATCAATCTTGATATTGAACATAAAATCATTATGGAAAATATAGCAAAATCGGCGTGTTGTTTTGTAGGATTAGCATATTATGATAGTTTTACAATTACCTCACTTGAAGCGCTTTCTCGTGGTATACCAATTATTGTAAAAGGGATAAAAAACTCACATCCTGCAAAAGAAATGGTAGAACCAGAATATCAAAAATATGTTCATATATACGAAAATAAAAAAGATTTTATTGATAAGGTAAAAGAGTTTTCAAATGTTACAATAGAAGAAAGACATCAAATTGCCAATTCTTGTTATAAAATTACTTCAAAAAATATGTATGGAAATAAATTAGAAAAGGCATTAAATAGTGCCGTACTTAAATTTAATAATAAAAATAGTTTACACTTAGAAAATTTTATGATATAATATAAGTGTAGAAGGAGAAAAATATGTCACATATTACAGTAACTGGCGGCGCTGGTTTTATCGGTTATCATCTTATTCAAAAATTAGTAGACGAAGGTCATACGGTTTCGGCATTTGATAACTTTAATGATTATTATGATGTTTCTTTAAAAGAAGATAGAGCAAATAATTTAAAAAATCTTGGTGTTGAAGTAACACGTCTTGATCTAAAAGAAAAAGCACATTTAAAATTTTTTCTTGCTTCTACAAAACCTGATGTTGTTATTCACTTAGCTGCATACGCAGGTGTTCGTCATTCATTAGAAAATCCTCAAAAATATATTGATAATAATATCACTGGATCACAAAATTTAATAGAAGCTTGTATAGAAAATAATATTGAAAATGTGGTATATGCATCTACATCATGTACCATGGCTGGAAATCCATTACCATGGAATGAAGATGAAAAAACTGGTTATCAACTAAACCCATACGGTTTTACTAAATCCACCAACGAATGCCAATTTATTTCAAGTAAAATTCCTAAAACCACCGGTCTTCGTTTCTTTACTGTTTATGGTCCTTGGGGCAGACCTGATATGGCTTTATTTGATTTTACAAAAAATATTATTGCTGGCAATGAAATTGAATTATTTAATTATGGTGATATGATTCGTGACTTCACTTATATAGATGACATTGTAAGTGGTATTATTATTGTTGTTAATCAAACATTATCTGAAAATAATGAATTTAATGAAATATATAATATCGGTTATGGTGAACAAGTAAAATTGGTTGACTTTGTTGATAATATTGAAAAACAATTAGATCGTAAAGCTAAACGTAAACTTGTACCAAAACATCCGGCAGATACTCAAGCAACTTGGTCTGATACAACTAAACTACAAAAACTCGGATATAAACCTACTACACCAATTGAAGTTGGTGTAGAAAAATTTGTTTCCTGGTATAAACTATATTATGGAGTAAACTAATAATGGATAGCGTAGAAAAACTTTACAAAAATGTTGCACTATATTATAATATAAGTGTAGAAGAATTATTGGATCGACTCACTAAAAACGGAGAACCTCTAATTCATAATTATTATAAGGAAGTGTATCCAAATGGGTTCTAAACTAAGAATTGCTATTGTCGGTCATGGTTTTGTAGGAAAAGCCATTGATCATGGGTTTAATGACTATAACTGCGATAAAATAATTATTGATCCAAAATATGGAAATAGTATTGATAATATTAAATCACTAGTAACAGATGTAGCTTTTGTTGCTGTTCCTACACCTATGGGAAAGAATGGAGAAATTGATTCATCTATTGTTGTTGAAACAGTAAAGAAACTTAAACAAAGAAGAACTGGTATTATTGTAATCAAATCTACAGTAACTCCTGATATTATTAAGAGTCTTACTAATGGTTCTGGTTCAAGTACAAGAGTAGTTTACAATCCAGAATTTTTAACAGAGATAAATGCTAATTCTGATTTTATAAATCCTGATATGCATGTATTTGGAGGTCACAAAGAAACCACTCAAAGATTGGAAGAAATATATAGAGAGTATAGTTTATGTAAACCATGTCCAGTTTTTCATATGTCCGCTACGGAAGCAAGCTTTGTAAAATATGGACTTAATTGTTTTCTTGCTACAAAAGTTTTATGGTTTAATCAGTTCTATGATGTAATAGAAAAGTTTGGTGGTAATTTCGGTCACATTGTAAATGCTATTGGAACAGATCCTAGAATAGGAACATCCCACACCAGAGCACCAGGGTTTGATGGCAAAAGAGGGTTTGGAGGAGCTTGTTTCCCAAAAGATACAGCAGCATTTAATAATTTTTCAAATAAAGAATTTACGGTATTAAATGAAGCAATTAAAGCAAACAATGAATATAGAAAAGAATACGAAAAAGATTCAAGAGAATTGGAACAAAACGTAAGCTATGCTTGAATTATTAATATATGCTATTGGTATATATCTGCTAATGATTATATTACAATTTTTATTTAAACCTATAATTACAATAGCAATTATTTTTATCATACTATTTTATTTACAAAAATATGATATTTTTACTATCTATCTGTTGTAATTTAGTTTATAATATATAAATTAATACTATACAAAGGAGTATTGTATGTCAATTATGGACAAACTCAAAAAGAACTCAAAGCTATCCCACACTTCAGTTCTTTCTGAGTCTAAATTTTTTACCGAAAAAGATATGGTTCCAACAGAAGTCCCTATGATTAATGTTGCATTATCTGGTTCAGTAGATGGTGGGTTAGCACCAGGTCTTACAGTTCTTGCAGGACCTTCAAAACACTTTAAGACATCATTTGCATTACTTATGGCTGCAGCTTATATGAAACATTATTCAGATGCAGTTATGCTATTTTATGATTCAGAATTTGGTTCACCTCAAACTTATTTTCAACAATTTGGAATTGATACATCTCGCGTATTACACACGCCTATTACAAATGTTGAAGAATTAAAGTTCGATATTATTGGTCAACTTGAAGAACTTGATCGTGATGATAAAGTTGTTGTAGTTATTGATTCAATTGGAAACTTAGCATCTAAGAAAGAAATGGAAGATGCACTGAATGAAAAATCAGTTGCTGATATGTCAAGAGCAAAAGCACTTAAGGGTCTTTTCCGTATGACAACACCATATCTTGCCATGAAGAATATTCCGCTTCTTGCTGTTAACCATACTTATAAAGAAATTGGTCTGTTTCCGCGTGATATTGTTGGTGGTGGTACAGGTATTTACTACTCAGCAGATAATATCTGGATTCTCGGTAGGCAACAAGATAAGAAAGGTACAGAAATTCAAGGATATCACTTTGTAATCAATGTGGAGAAATCACGATATGTTAAAGAAAAGTCTAAAATTCCTATCACTGTTAGTTGGGACGGTGGTGTACGTAATTTTTCTGGTTTACTCGATTGTGCTCTTGCCGGTGGTTATGTTACTAAACCTTCTAACGGTTGGTACGCTGCAGTTGATAGAGAAACTGGAGAAATCGGCGCCAAAGTCAGACATGAACAAACCTTAGAAAAAAAGTTTTGGGATCCTATTTTTGCGGAAACAGATTTCAAAGATTTTTTAAAGAAACAATATTCTATTGGTCATCAATCTTTGGTTGAGATGGATGATATTGTGGCAGAAGAATAATGAAATATATAGAAAATAAAGATTATGAATTAATACCAGACGAAAATGGTGATGATGTATGGAATGTTAGAATACTTGAAGGTGAATTTAATGAAGTTGTAGTTAGATTTGGTTCTATTAGAATTGATGGTAAAAATGTAGATAATGAAGAAGATGTTAAACTATCCTTTGATTTTGATGTAATTACAACACCAGACGAAAATCTAACTCCAGAAAATATTGATTTACAATTGTTTGCTGGTGATATATTATTAAGCATAATAGAATCTTCTATAGAAAATAAAGAAGAAGTACATTTTAAAGAGGTATAAAAATTTGAATACAAATATAGAACAAGTCGTTCTTAAAAATATCCTTACTAATGAAAAATACATGAGAAAGGTTCTTCCTTTCATTAAACCAGATTACTTTGAAGGCGTTTATAAAATGCTATTTAAACAAGCAGGAATGTTTGTTGCAAAGTATAATAAACTTCCTACAGCAGAAGCATTTAAAATAGAAATCGATCAATCAGATAATTTTAATGATGAACAATATAGACATGCTATTGAAATTATACCTAGTCTATTTGAAATGGAAAAATCCGACGAGACTTGGTTAAATGATACTACAGAAAAATGGTGTCAAGATCGTGCTTTATATAATGCTGTTATGGAATCAATCTCCATTATAGATGGAAAACATCAGAGTCTTACAAAAAATGCTTTACCGGATATTCTCACGAAAGCGCTCGGAGTTTCATTCGACGCCAACATCGGTCACGACTATATTGAAAACTTTGAAGAACGATTCGAGTTCTACCACCGTGACGAGGAAAGATTACCTTTTGATCTTGACTACTTTAACAAAATTACAAAAGGAGGTATTCCAAACAAAAGTCTTAATGTCTGTCTTGCTGGTACTGGCGTTGGTAAATCTTTATTTATGTGCCACTGTGCTGCTGCTAATCTAAATCGGGGTAATAATGTTTTATATCTTACTATGGAAATGGCAGAAGAAAGAATAGCAGAAAGAATAGATGCTAATTTACTTGATATACCTATTGATCAGTTAGAACATCTTAGTAAAGAAATGTTTGCTGAAAGAGTAAGAGGGCTTTCATCTAAAACTAATGGTAAGTTAATCATAAAAGAATATCCAACCGGATCTGCTCATTCTGGTCATTTTCGTGCCCTTTTAAACGAATTAAAACTAAAGAAATCGTTCGAGCCTGATATTATATACATTGATTATCTTAATATTTGTGCATCAAGTAGAATGAAAGGAATGGGAGGTGCCATTAATTCATACAACTACATTAAGGCAATTGCTGAAGAATTACGAGGTCTTGCGGTGGAGTTTGACTTACCGATCGTTACTGCAACGCAGACGACTAGGTCTGGTTATAGTAACTCGGATATTGGGCTTGAAGATACGTCCGAGTCTTTTGGATTACCCGCAACCGCGGACCTCATGTTCGCTCTTATCTCGACAGAAGAACTTGAAGGAATGGGACAGCTTGCGGTAAAACAATTAAAGAATAGATATAACGATCCAACATATAAGAAAAGGTTTGTAATCGGGGTTGATAGATCAAAGATGAGACTATTTGATGTTCACGAAGGAGAACAAACTCTAATAGATGATACTCCAGTATTTGATAAAACAAAAACGGGTATAAATGTAAAGAAATTTGAAGATTTTAAATTATAGGAGTTAAATATGGCTAAAGGCAAAGGTGGTAAATCAAGCGGAAATATCTCTCAAGGTATTCATTCTAATATTTCTCAGAATACAAAAAGACTTATGAAACAGGGATATAAATCTTCTATTCATAGAGTTTTAAATCAACAGAAAGCTTTACTTCAAGGTAAAGATATTGTTGTAACTATTCCTAATCCGAATACCAATGAAACTAATAAACCTTTTATTCGGCAAAAAGTATCCGGTAAAAATTATTTAAATGCTCTTAAGAATCGTACATATGTAATGAAAGAAGTACAATGAACTGGGAAGATTTTGAAGAAAAGGCCTTTTCGGAAGTTTTTAATCACTATATTAATTTAACAAATGATTTAGTTGAAGAAGATCAAGATCCCTTACTGATTGCAGCTATACTTGTCACTACGGGTCTTAGCATGTATAGAACATTGTTAAATGAACACGATTATGATAAAATGGTAGAACAGATTAGTCTTTTTAAAGATGATATTACTAGTTTTGAACAAGCAAAGAAAGGCCAGTTACATTGAAAGTTAAACTTTTATCATATAGCCAACCAGCAGATCGTATTCATTCGGGAGAAGCTGGTTATGCTGGTTTACAAAATATTCAAGATTTAATTGCTTATTGTGCAAGAGTATCAAATCCAGGTAATCAAGCTAATACTAAAACAACTGCAAAATTACTTGATTACCTTGTTAAACATAAACATTGGTCACCTTTTGAAATGGCTTCTGCTACTCTTGAAATAGAAACTACAAGAGATATTGCAAGACAGTTTTTAAGACATAGATCATTTTCTTTTCAGGAATTTTCTCAAAGATATGCAGATCCTAATGATATGGGTAATGCATTTGTTATCCGTGAAGCAAGACTTCAAGATGAAAAAAATAGACAAAATAGTATTGAAACATCTGATACAGCCTTACAGGCTTGGTGGCATGCCCAACAAGAATTTTTAATTGAACATACTAAAAGAATATATAAAGAAGCAAGAGAAAGGGGTATAGCAAAAGAACAGGCACGGGCAATTTTACCAGAAGGTAATAC